GGCCGTTGTTGCTAGCGTTCGTGGTGTGATCCTCGACGGCTGCCATATCCGCCACCACTTCAGCACTGGAATGCGCTCGACCACTCGCTTCAGTCACAGGGACGGTGTTCACAGCGCGGGGAACCGAAAGGCGCGGGTTGATGAAGCTAGCTGTGAACAACAAGTTCACAGTCTCATTCTGCGCGTCAGTGCCGTCGGTCAACGGGTTGAAGACAACCGTTAGGATCGCTCCAAGATGATTTCTGGTCGTTTTCATTGATCCGAATGACTCGCCGTCGACAATATCCTCGCAGTACAGTGCGCCCAGCGAAGAAATCCACGGGATGGTCAACGAGGCCACAGTACCAGACGTGGCGTCGAGCATGACGTGGCGTTGGGTGTACAACGACTCAATGTCGAAGAACTTCGCTATGCCACCTTGCAAACTGCCGGGCACATAGGTGATCAACACCTTGCCCGCGTTCATCGGCGACGAGTTGGTTTCAACGCGAAGCTCCAGCCCATCGCACTGAAAGAACGTGAACCTTCGAAGCGCCCAGCGCAACAGCTCGTTGGAGGCGAATATCGACGTAGGAAAGTCGAACGCCACAAGTTGCGCTCCTTTTGGTTGCTGCGTGGTCCAGTCGACCGTCGCCAAGCGGAAGGGCTTCTTAAGAACATCGCTCATGGCCCAGTCTTTCTCGTCGAAATGATCGACGTGCGAGAACGATTGAACGTCGCCGGCTGAGTTCTGCTCGATCTGCTCCTGGTGGATTCGACCAAAGCCCTGAACCACATCGTGCGCAGCGTGCGCCACTCCCTCTTGAGCAGAGTGCGCCACGCCCGTTTCCGTTGTTTCGGCGGGGTTCACAGATGGAGGCGAATTGTAATAGGAGGCAAACCGATAGCTGCCTGCGTGCACCGGATAGTGAACACTGAACGAATTAGGCAACGCCGACACGAACACGTTGACCTCCACGCTCGCACTAACCGTGTTCGGGATGGGACCCTGGAGCTTGCTGTTCACGTAGATCGCGCAGAAGCCCAGAGCACTTGCAGTGACATCGACGGGTCCCAACGTTGGCAACAGGTTGTCGTTGAACAACGGGTTGGCCATGTATGGATATGGGGACGCATAGGGCACATCGATAGTGCCCTCGCCGACGCCCTGAGTGAGTCGAATGGTCGTTCCCAAACTCGACGTATTGGCGTCGGGCGTGATGTCGACCACATCGTTGAGCTTCTTGGCGCCGTAGTGGAACGCCACAAGCAGCTCTCCTCGGTGATATTGCGTGCTGACCACAGAGATCCGAATTCTGAAACCGCTCTTCCAGTATCTGTACATCGACGCTATTGCGGCCATAGGAGGCACAGTTCGCAACTTGGTCTCAGGCGGTGTAGTGCCCGAAACCAAACTTCGTCCTCCGAACCCAGGTTCGGCCGGGAACGCGCACAACAGGCGGTTCACATCATGCTGCTCGCTCCACACAAACGATCCAATGCGGAACTCGCGAGCCGCCAAATCCGCATAGTTCTGCTCATCGCGGCTCGATCCGAAATGGTCCTGCACAACGAGGTTCATCGAATTCTCGTGCAGAGTCATCCGATCCATCTTCATCGTCGTGTCCACGCTCGCCAAATCTGGACCAGTCTCTCGATAGATTCTGGTCTCGACCGCATCACGCTTGTGATCCATGCACAACGGCAATATGCCAGCCACAGACTGGACAACTGAACCCATGTCAATGCCATCTTGCTGCGCTGTTGCTGGCTGCTGTGACAAACTAGGCAATCCAACGGAATCGCCCAACGCATGGGCTACTTCACTCATCACGTTCATCATTTTCGAACAAAGGACCGGACGATTATATACGGGGTCCAAAGATTGCGTAGTGTCCACAGTAGCATGTGCAAAGCCATCCGCAGTGGACAAACAGTCGTCGTCAACAACGACCAAAGGTTCGATTTCCTTCCAGTTCACCGTCAACACATCGCTCACGTTCTTACGGATGGCATTTCGAACAGCCGCACCTATGATCTTCGTGATCTTGCCGCCGTCGTACCAAGCAGCCAAGTCGTCGTGTGTGGGGACAAACTCCACTTTTCCGGCCAGGCCCGCCACGGGCACCTCACGCATGCGGTCGATCAGTCGCTTTCTAACCTCCTCGAACCAGCCACGCTCGTGGAACCACGCGAAGACAAGTGTTGCGATCACGCGGTTGTAGATCGTATAGACATTCTCGCGCGTCGCTTTATCCCATGCCATTATGTCTGA